ATCGAATACCGTGGCCAACGCACCGGGCGGCGCGCCGTCCTGCACATCATGCGCCCCCTTCGCCCCGGCCAAGTGCGCGGCGTGCCATGGATCGCCCCCATTCTGGAGCCTTTGAAACAGATTGGGCGCTGGTCAGACGCAGAGCTGAACGCCGCAGTGGTGTCCGGCGTCATGGCCACCTTTGTCAAGATGGACCCAGATGCATTTCAGGGCCTGTACGACGAAGACGCGCAAGGTGCAATCATCAACAACGCCAGCAAATGGTCTGGCGAAATGGAGTCCGGCAAGGCTATCAACCTGCTGCCCGGCGAAAGCATCGAAAGCCCTACGCCGGGCAGACCCAACCCCGCGTTTGATCCGTTTTGGACGGCCATGGTGCGCCAGATCGGTATGGCGCTGGAAATGCCGTTTGAAGTGCTGGTCATGCACTTTCAAAGCAGCTACTCAGCCGCCCGCGCCGCGCTGCTCATGGCTTGGAAAGCCTTTAGAAGCAAACGCGACCTGCTTGCCAAAACGCTGTGCCAGCCAGTGTTTGAGCTGTGGCTGGCGGACGAAGTTGCCGAAGGGCGCATCAATTGCCCCGGTTTCTTTTCCAGCGACATCATTCGCGCCGCATGGTGCGCTGCAATCTGGACTGGCGACGGCCCCGGCTCTATCGACCCGACCAAAGAAGTGACAGCGGCAAAACTGCGCGTTGAACTTGGCATCAGCACCAAGCAGGCCGAAAGCATCTTGCATGACGGTGTTGACTGGAGGCCAAAGCACGAGCAGCGGGTGAAAGAAATCAACGCAGAAAAAGCCGACGGTATTTATGTACACCCCGCTGGAAGTGCGCCTGCAGAAAGTCCGCCAGACGAAGGCGACCAGCCAATGCCACAACGGCAGCCCAAGCCTTTTTAGAAAACTTTCAAAAAGCAAATTTCACTTTGCCCTATTTGAAACAGCCCGATTTTGCGAAAGTCAAACCCTCATGAAATTACTCGATGTCATCACCTCCCCCTGGGCCGTACTGCCGGACCAGCTGCGCGAGATCCAAAGCATCTACGCCACGCACCTGCGCGGCGACAAGATCGACATCGCCGCCATCGAAGCCCGCTTGGGCCGTCCATTGGCCAACGAGCAGCAAGCCTACGAAATCCGCACCGGTGGTGTTGCCGTGCTCACCCTTGATGGCGTCATGGCCCCCAAGGCTAACCTGATGATGCAAATCTCTGGCGGCGTCAGCACCCAAATGGCAGGCCTGCAAGTTGAAAGCGCCATTGCAGACCCCCGCGTCACCGCCCTGGTGCTGGCCATTGACAGCCCTGGCGGCTCAGTGTTTGGCACTCCAGAGCTTGCCGCCACGGTGCATGAGTTATCAAAAATCAAACCCATCGTCACAGTGAGTGACGCCATGCTGGCCAGCGCCGCGTATTGGGTAGGCAGTGCCGCCAACGCCGTGTACATTTCCGGCCCCACCGTGCAAGTGGGCTCCATTGGGGTGGTCGCCAGCCACAACTACAACCCGCGCGACGCAGCCACCACCACCGAAATCACCGCAGGCAAATACAAGCGCATCAACAGCGCATCCGCCCCCCTCACCACCGAGGGCCGCGCCTACATGCAAGGGCAGGTTGACCACCTGTACAGCGTGTTTGTGGACGCAGTAGCCAGCCAGCGCGGCACCACCCCCGCCGCAGTGCTGGAGCACATGGCAGACGGGCGCGTGTTCATTGGCCAACAGGCTGTTGACCGTGGCCTGGTGGACGGCTTTGCCACCGTGGACGCCATCGTGGCCCAACTCGCCACCGACCCCGCCAAATTCGCCAAACGCCGCCGCGCTGATTACTCCGGCCAAACGGCAGCCGCGCAACTTTCCCCGAATGCAAAACCAGCCGGTGCGCTGGCCAGCACTCAACAAACGTCTGAGCCGGTGTCGCTCACGCACTCCCAAAACTCAACTCAAAGGACCACTATGGACCGCGAAACCCTCAAGCAGCAACACCCCGCGTTGTTTGCACAATTGGAAAATGAATTTTTAGCCATCGGCGCAGCCACTGAGCGCAGCCGTATTCAGGCCGTCGAATCCGCCCTGATCCCCGGCCATGAAGCCCTGGTTGCCGCGCTCAAGTTCGACGGCAAAACCACCGGTGGAGACGCCGCACTGGCCATCAACAAAGCCGAGCGCGACATTCGCAACGCGCAAGCCTTGGCCCTGCACGATGACGCGCCAAAACCCCTGCCTCTCACGCCAAAAGCCACGGTCGATGCAGGCCCCGGTGCCATTGCAGCCGCTGAAAAGCAGCGCATTGATGCCCTGCCGGTTGAAGAGCGTTGCAAGGCGCAATGGGACGCCAGCGCTGACATTCGCGCCGAATTCTCAAGCCTTGCCGCCTACACCGCACTGGTGAAAGCCGAATCCAGTGGCCGCGTTCGCATGCTGGGCAAAAAAGCCGCCTAACCCACCCAAATATCAGGAACTATCACCATGACTACCTTAGCCGTGAACTCCCCCCGCGCCTTTGAAATTGGCACCCGTAACTCATTCCCCGTCATCGCCTCGGACATCATTTACGAAGGCGCAGCCGTTGGTTTGGTCGCCGCCACTGGCCATGCGCGCCCACTGACCGCCGTTGACAAGTTCGCCGGTTTTGCCGAAGCCACTGCCGACAACTCAGCCGGTGCTGCCGCCGCCCTTGATGTGCGCGTTGTCGAAAGCGGCAAGATTCAACTGACCGTTACCGGTGTTGTAATCACCGACATCGGCCAGCCTGTCTATGCGACGGATGACAACACTTTCACCATGTTGCCCGTAGGTGGCGCGTTCGTTGGCCGCGTTCACCGCTTCGTGTCCTCCGGTGTTGCCGTGGTGCTGTTTGACGCCGTTGACATGGTAGACCCTTGGGCAGCCTACACCGTGCGCGAAACCGTTGCCGGTGCCCTGACCCTTGACATCGAAGACAACGGCAAAGCCTTCTTTGTGACCGCTGACGCAGGCGTTATCACGCTGCCTGCAGTCGCTACGCCAATCAACTGCGCCATCGTCAACGCTGGCCCCTTTGGCACCGTGTTGGTCTCGGTCAGTCCAGACGCCGCCGACAAGATTCGCGGCCCGAATCTGGCCGGCACCAACAACAAAGACTTGCTCAACACCAAAGCCACGGCAAAACGCGGCGATTACGTCACGCTGGTAGTTGGTGATGCCGACGGCGGGCTCGTGCAGTCCATGCGCGGCACCTGGGCCACCGAGAGCTAAGCGGCGGCCAACAGCAACAACAACCCAACAAATAGGACACCATCATGGATCAATCACAACTCTCCAGCCGCGCCATCATCGGCATGTACTTCGCCCGTCAGGAAAGCAATCCCGGCATGCCGTGGATCGACCACTGCTCCAACCTGTTCAACAGCGACCAGAGCAGCGAAACCTACAAGTTTCTGGGCCAATCGCCCACCATGCGCGAATGGATCGCAGGCCGCCAGGCCAAAGGCTTCACCGGCGAAGGCCTGACCATCGTCAACAAGCATTACGAGGCCACCCTTGAAGTGCGCAAAGTTGACGCCCGGCGCGACAAGACATCCCAGATTCAGGCCCGCGTCGAGGAGTTTTACGACCGCGCGCAAACCCACTGGGCCAGCCTCTTGTCCACCCTGCTGCTCAATGGCGCTTCCACCCTGTGCTACGACGGCCAATACTTCTTTGACACCGACCACTCCGAAGGCTCCAGCGGCACGCAGGACAACGACATCACCGTGGACATCTCCGCCTTGCCTGCCGCCGTGCATGGCACCGCCACCGCGCCATCGGTCGAAGAAATGCAGCAAGCAATTCTTCGTGGCGTCGCGCAAATCCTGTCTTTCAAAGACAACCAAGGCGAGCCGATGAACGAAAACGCACGTCGCTTCTGCGTGTTCGTACCCGTCAGCCTCTACCTCACCGCCACAGCTGCCGTCAGCACGCTGGTTACACAGGCGCTGCAACAAAACCTCAACCCCAACCTGATTGCCGGGTTGACGGTCGATGTGTTCATGAACCCGCGCCTGACCTGGACTGACACTTTCGCGGTTTGCCGCACAGACAGCCCAATCAAGGCATTCATCCGCCAAACCGAGCAAGAAGTTGAACTCAAGGCCAAAGCTGAAGGCTCCGAGTTTGAGTTTGACAACGACGCTTGGCAGTTCGGCATTGACGCTTGGCGCGGTGTGGGCTACGGCTACTGGCAGCGCGCCTGCCAAGTGCAGCTGGTCTAAGGGTACGCAGAGCCATGGCCATGACCGAAGATTTTTCCGTTTTCTTCAGCACCGATGAGTTTGCCACTGCGGCAACGCTTGGCGGTGTTGCAGTCACGGGCATTTTCGACAATGGCTACAGCGCGGGCAATGTGGGTGGCATGGGCATTGCCAGCACCCAGCCCACGCTCACCCTGTCCACCGCCAGCGTGCCCGCAAACCCTGTGGGCTTGACCGCAGTGGTGGCCCTGTCTCTTAAACACATCCCCGAGCCCACCAGACGG